CCCAAATAACATTTTTAATTTTTTTATCTGCATCTAAATCATAAAGATAATTGGCTATACCTATCGCATTTTCAGTCTTAGATTTAACAAACCTCTCTTGCATCGTAGAAAGTTTATTAATTAATGCAACTCCAGCTTGACGATTGCTGTCATTAACAAAAGTTTTCTTCCAACTCTTTTTTAATTCACCAAGTTTATATAGAAATTTCTTGAAATCTTCTACATTACTAGGTCTAAATTTATGATTAAATGCTAAAGCAGGGAATAATTCAGTTATAGAAGCATTATCAGTTGTAACATCCATTGCTTCAAATAAAATTTGAATTCTATCTACATGAGGAACGTAAGACTCATTTCTAGGTTTGAGTTGCTTAACGTATTTTTGCAGGGACATCAATTTCTCCATCTATATTAACAAAGTTAGAAGTGGGGTCTGGGCGGGGTGTGGTGTGAGTCAGATGGTCCCTTGCAGTTCTTAAAGTCTCACACTATTAGAACTACTAACCCCACTTCTATGTCTATTTATATAAAGAGAAACTAAACTTTCCAATCATGACCGAAATCTGTAGTGTCAAATACTGGTTGAGCAAAGTCCTCTTGTCCACTGTCTACTAAATCAGTTTGTTCTGTCATTTTAACATCATATAGACGCATTTTTGCTCTGTCAATACCTACAACAAATCTTTTATTCACTGTAGGGTCATTGTATCTGTTTTTGAGTTGTTTGACTGCGATTTGATTGAGTTCATCGAGCTCTTCGTTAGATATGAGTGCAAACATGAGATCAGCTGTTGCTGGCAGGCCAAAAGATTCACTTGTATCTTCAAGACCAACATCTGTAGATACGAAACCTGTTCTATTGGTTTGTGTTGCCGACATAATTGGGAGATTTGTCTCAACTGCCAATCCCCTAAGTTCTTCTGCAATCGACTTAATATACATGTAAGAGTTGACATTTTGAGCTCCTTTAAACCTACTTGATGCACATATATTTAAATAATCAACGAATATAATATCAGGTTTAAATGTCTTTTTAATTGCAAGTTCTTTTATCAGCCCTCTGAAATGTGCAGCATGAGCAGATGCTGTTGGATATTCTTTGATAATTAATTTACCAGTTGTCTTTTCACGAATACGAGCAATCTTATCATCAAACATTTGTTTTGGTAACTCATGTAAGTCTTCCATTGAAATGTTCATTAGGTTTGCATCAATCCGTTCTGCAATTCTTTCTTCTGCCATCTCTAGAGTAATGTATAGAACATTCCTACCTTGAGACATACAATTTGCAGCCATATGACACATGAATAATGACTTACCAACACCTGTACCAGCAAGTGCAATATTTAGTGTCTTTGGTGGAAGTCCACCTTTAGTAATTTTGTTGAAAAATTCCAGATCGAAAGGAATCTTTTCTTCTACTGTGTGGTAGAAATCAAATCGGGCCTCTGCATCCAACACATAATCATGACCAACACGGTTATCAAAACCAACAGCCAAGGCATCAATAAGAATGCTCGGAATAGCTCCTGCATCTCTAGACTTATCCTTTCCTTCAATAATTTTAATCCCATCCACAATTGCATTATATACCGCCTTATCTTTACAAAACTTTTCAGTTGTGTTTACTAACCAATCAAAATCTACTTCTGTAGAATCTAATGTCTTAATAACTTCGATTACCTTATGATAATCAGTTTCGTTCAAATCCTTACGATCTTGAACCTCAATCTCTAAGGATGTTTTTGTAGGGACATTATTATATTTCTCTACAAATTTTTGAATTTCCTCAAAGATTATTCTTTCAGTCTTATCTGAAAAATAATCACCCTTAATAAAGGGCAAAACTTTACGAGCATATTCCTCGTTACAAACTAACTGTTTTAATGCAGTTCGTTCAATCGTCTGTTCTATATTCAAGATTATCTTCCTTTATTTGTTCATTTATAATATCTACTAAAATATCACCAATAAGCGTAAAAAAATCATCATCAAACTTTTCTCTTGGAATATTATTATTATCTATAATATCATACTTAAATCGAAAAGGCAAGTTCCCATTCTCATTTTTTTCTTTTTCTTCTGGAATAGATACTTTACCATATTTGTATATAACACCATCAAACTGTCCACCATTTAAACAAATAGATGCCCAACTGTCACCTTCTTTAGAAACAAAGGTATATTTTTCTTTTATATTAATCATCTTTCGACCAAAGATAATGTAAATAACTATGTAAAATGTATTTTGATTTTTCTACTGGTTTTTCTCCAGCGTGTAGCCAGGGCCACATCGGGGGAAATAATAGTATATCTCCTTTCTTACAATTTGCGTGTTTATCAAGTTGTAAAAAACTAGTTCTACCACCTTCATTGTCATCCAGATATATAAAAAATGTTAAAAATCGTTTTGCATCTTTATAATCTTTTACATCATCATGAGTATGAAATTCATCTTGTCCGTTAGGTAAATATCTTTTTATTCTTAGACCTTCCCAACCATAATCATCTGGCCATTGAGTTTTTTCAATTTTACAATCTTCGATATATAGATTTAAATAATTAACAAAAATTGGCATAATTTTTTCTATTTCTTCTATCCAGTTATCTTTATCTAACATATCAAGTTGAACAAATGATCGCCTATGTCCTCCAATTTTTTCATGTTGTTCTGAATTTTTTTCAAACTTATCAATCAAATAATCACAATATTCTACTGATAAAGCTTTATCATATATTCTTATTAAATCATCCATATTATTCACCAACTAAAGGAACGAAACGAACACCTATAAGAGTTTCACGAATGTGAGAGGTATTATCTACTTTAGTTACTAAGATTAATTTTTGACCAGTATCTTTTATCAAAGGTATAATCATTTTTCCATTATCAACCAACTGATCAATTAATTTTTGAGGAATCTTTTTTACTTTAGCTGCAACCATAATTCGATCATATGGAGCATATTCTTCCCAACCCTCATAACCATTTCTAATTCCTATTTTTATATTTTTATAATCCTTCAATATTTTTTTTGTTTTTTCTGCTAATTCTTTAATAATTTCTACAGCATATACTTCTTTTGTTAATTTAGATAATATTGCTGATTGATATCCAGAGCCCATACCAATATCCAAAACTTTATGGGAAGATTTAACATCAAGCATTTCTGTCATATATGCAACAATATAAGGTTGTGAAATTGTTTGATGACATCCTATTAATTGTGGAGAATCATCATAAGGGTTTTTTCTTACAAATAAATGTCTTGGTACTTCTTTTATTGCAGTTATCACATTAGAACTAATTTTCAACCCATCTTTTTTAGCATGAGAATTAATAGTTTCTATCATGTTATCCATATTAGTTTTTCTAATTGGCATAACTATCTCTATATGCTTTATTCCAATCAATCTTTATTAATTTAGTTCCATCATAAGGAGAGCCAGTATTAAGTCTTACATGAGAACCATCATCATACATTCTCCATGTAATATAATCGGGATACTGTTCAACTAATTTTTCATGTGAGTTATTTAAGGTATCTAGACTTCTTTGTACATAACCATCAGGTTCTATAAATCCTACACCGCCTGGTTGAGCCCACTTATTAACATAGCAGTATTTATCCCAAACCCTGTTTCGATATCCTTGCATTAACAATTGTAAATTTAAATGAACATCCTCACTTAATAAACCATAATTCCATGTTAAATCATCAGATTTAGGAATTTTCGATCCATCAAAAAATACTGCACATATACTTTCGATGCAATCAGTATATTCTTTTTCTTTCAGTGGTGGTAAAGCTCCCCTTCTAAATCCAGCAAAACTAAAATCACCATCAAACCACTTATCAACTCCATCTAAAAGTTCTTTCCAATCTTCCTCACCAAGAATACCTTCTTCATTGGGAGATTGTGGCATTTTCCAATTTTTAACTCTTTTCTTAAATAGCAAATCATCATCAAATGTTCCCCATCTTTCTTCTCCAGCATAATCATAAATCCATTTTCTAGTTTTTGTTATTCCAAAATTGTCTTCTGGTAAAACTAAAATTGGATATCCCTTATGCAATTCTTGTTCTCGTGGTTGAACAACTAAAACACTAATGTCTTGTACAAAAGAAGGCAAATTATCAA